GTTTGGTTTCTCCTTTCTTTTATAGATAGAAGGATCTCTTGGTGTTATGACTGAACCGGCAGTTTTCGCCTAACTACTATCACAGGCATTAGAATGCTTATTTAAAAGCCCGCATCAAAGTCACATAGATCATCGATGTCGTCAAAGTCAACCGTAATATCCTGGTATGCTCGATCATATATATTACGCTTTTGCAGGTTCGACCAGGTGGGAAAACCTGAACGAAGGTCTTCTACTGTTATCCCATGTTGTCTCATTTTTCGAATGTCATGCCTATCCACCCGATCCACTAGCTCTTCTGCTGAGACATTACCCCCAGACCCGACTATTCTCTTATTCAAATTACCATAGAACAGCCGTAACGAGACATACGCGTCACGATTAGAGCCATGTGTCCCATATGTATGACCAAGTATCGAGAGCATCGTATCCACTATATCCCGATTTCGTGGCTCACGACCCCAGACTGCACGAGCTATGTACTCTCGTGTCTCTCTATAGGGGAGGAATTTCGCCTGACCTTTCTTCTTATTACGATTAATAAGTGCAAAATGACGTAAAAAGATCATCCCAGGATCGCCTACTATCCAACCGCAATATTCTCTAGAACAGAAGGGAACCCCATCTCGAACATCGCGAAGTTCTACATCAAAGCACTCTTGTAAAAACTTAGCGAACAATGTTGCAGAGAAGTAAGTAGCCGTCAAGCCCTTGCCTTTATTGTAAACATGATCGTCCCCATAAACTATGAGTTTTACTAGTTCTATGAACTCACGCTCAAGCTGTTCCTTATGGTCTTTTGGAGCCTTCATTATCTGATCTACACAAAATAGACAAAAGTATAGGGCCATTACCCATGAATCCATATGAGAGGTGTTATAGCAGCCAGAAGGGACACCACCTCTCTGGATACACCATGCTTCCCCAAATAATTGAGTTACTCGGGCTATTATGGCTTTAATCAATTGCTTGATTATCTTCTTCTTCAACTCATAATCCTCAGACTTGGGGTCCTCATGGATCAGCATCGAGCTATAGTACAAATTGACAAAGAAACCTTTCACTCGCATGTCAAATTTGTCCACATCTCCGTCGCACAGGAGCGCCTCAAAGCAATTTTCCAGGCCGATTCCTAGACATTCTGCTATTGCATCCATACCACCCCGAGACCACTTGTGGCCAATCCGTATACATGGTCCTCTCTCTTTCAACATCCGTATCTTTGAGACCAGTCGCTCTAACAACACAAAATTGGAGGACGGTATGACAAAAACTCTGCATTTATCCTTAAACTTCTGCCACTTATCATCAAAATACTGTTTGTCAAAGCTATAGAAGATCTCACTCTTAGGGGTAATAACCCAGTAGACGGGAACATCCTTCCCTTCTCTAACGAGCTGAAGGAAAATATCTAAATCAAACCCATGCATCTCATATTTCTTCCCATGAGGAGTTACATGTACTTTTGCTGTTCCCGTCCGTATTTCTCGGACTTGACCCTTATTTGCTCCCGCTGCTGACCCCAAGTACATGCCCAACAGGTCATCTTCTACTGATATCTTAGAAGGTATCTGTTCAAAGGTATGAACCCCTAACAAACGATACAAATGGGCCATGGTAGCTGATAAGTTCCGGAGGACAATCTTTCCTTTCGCATTTATGAGGTGAGACTTTTTATTTTGCTGAAGCACTACATTCAAATACTTAAGAGGGAACAAATGCGACTTCGCATAAGTAAAGACAGGGCGTCCATTAATTTTCCCGAACGCCTGTCTCCATCGAGACTCACGACGAAGAATCAAAGCCCAAAGCGGTGGAACTTCATACATAAAGGTCCGATTCCATTCCAAGGGTCCTGGATCCTCTTCTGTAGGACCGCGATACTCCGGAAGTCTAATAGCAGGACCATCGTACCATACCCAACGATCTAATTCTGCCCGAGTAGCGGTTATAAAAGGAAACCGAAGACCAAAGTACTCGACATCTGTATCTTTTAGTGCGTCACTTATATCGGGAACCAATCCCAATAACATCTCTGACGAAGGAAAGTTACCCTTATTCAATGGGCTGGGTATAAGCTTAATATTGCCATCCTTCTCTAACGAGTTTGAAAGTAATGCTACTTCACTATCATGAACTACTTCTATTCCTGAGTCCGTACACTTCATAGTAGACTTCAAGGCTCGGACTAACTCCTGCGTCTGTTCCACTCGAGTGGTGCTACTCGACTCGAATTCAAAACCCATGGTCAACTGGGATCTTCCTTTTACCTTAAGCCTACACTGGCAATCCGGAGGTTTGTGGCCGCACTCCGGATTCGTCAACTTCACTTCGAAATTTTCCATTATTTTTCCTTTTCGAAATAAT